CCTCGCCATCCCCCTTCAACGGTTTACAACACTAGGAGACACAGATGCTTACCCCTGGAAGACAGTCTAGCTTTAACCTCGGTGAATTCCGTGTTAACGGACATCTCATTTTGGTTTTAGCAACACTTACCTTTCCGGCGTTAGTATCTGAAGATGCTCCGATCGGGCTCGATGTTCGTATTGTCGTCGATGGTAACATTGACGACGATATTTATTTCGGGCTTGATTGGGCGCATCTGCTTCCTTCTAGTACCGTAGATGAAGGCACTCAGCTCCAAAACGAGCTGGACGAGGATCTCTTGAGCCCTAGGGCTCTTAACATCGGTTCTTAATCATGCCCGCTAAGTCGCGTGTGCAGCGTTATGAATCTCGTTTCTTTGCTCGAGGAAGACACTCCATCTTTTCCAACCCGGTTGTTGATTGGCAGGGTCATTGGATCGACTCTGTTACCAACACCCGTTCGGCTGGCGCAGGTGGATGGGTCAACTGGAAGCAAAGAATTCGCGAACATAAAACTGCAACTTCGAGTCTTAACGGTGTTCGATGGACCGTTGAGCGGTCGCCCACTCGTGGGCATCTTGTTCAACGCCTCCGTATCGGAGGATCAGACCCCAATTATTATCCTGATACCGTAAGGTACTATGGATATCCTTGGCCGACGCGGGTTTCCGCTTCGGCGTCTGGTCTCGTGATACAAGACGGTGTTGCCGATCGTGAAGCAAACAAAAAGTTCTTTAAGAAGTTCGCTCAGATGACAAAATCCATGGAAGGATTTGTCCTTATGGGTGAACTCCGCGAGACCTTGCGTATGCTTAGAAATCCCGCAAAATCCCTCTTTGAGAGCGCGAAAAATGATTATTTAGGCGCACTTAAGAAGAGGAAGCACAGGGACCCGAAGAATTGGGCTCGTGGGCTTAGCGGCGCTTGGCTCGAGTGGGTGTTCGGCGTAATGCCGTTAGTGAGCGATATCAATGGTGTCGTCGATTCGCTGGATCGCTTTAATAGTGATCCTATCGTCTCGCGCGTCATCACTGCTGTTGGTCGCCAACGTCAGACGTTGTCACCGTCCTCTTATCATGTTTGGATACCAGATGAACACGAACTTGTTTTCTCTGGTAAAACCGAACAATACCTCAAACAGAAGGTAAAGTTAAGAGGGCTTTATCTCCGTGAGCGAAGCGAGATCAAGAATCTCACTACAACACAGAAGCTCGCTCAGACTTTTGGTCTGAATGCGCGAGAATTTGTGCCTGCTATGTGGGAGTTGATGCCTTGGTCATTTCTCATCGACTATTTCACCAATATTGGTGATATCCTCGAGCAAACGTTCACTAATTTAGAATCATTAGCCTGGTGCAACCGAACGCAAGTAGACGAAGGAGTTTATGTTACGAATAGTAACCTAGACATCCCTCGTACGAAAACGCTCATAGCATCACCTAATTTTTCTTTTTTAGAGAGCGCTAGCCCGGGTGCCGATGCACGTTGTTTAATTACCCGAACTGGATTTGACCGGAACCCCGGTGGGCCTCAAGTTTCTCCGTTTGAATTGGAGATTCCTGGTTCCCCCCAAAAGTGGCTTAACATCGCCGCTTTAGGTGTTCAGGCGAATTCTATTCATCCTCAACGTTTTAACTTTCGAAGATGATTTCATGACAATTAACTTCACCTCGCCCGTTACGGGTTTGGCACAGACAGGCTTTACTACTCCTACCTATACTATCGTAGCTGACCTGGCTCCAGATGTTAATGGGAGACAGCAAGCGGTGACAGCTCTAGGCGGGACGCAAGCCAGTGTCCGTTTGCATTCATCCACTGACCCTTTTACTATTACGTCGTTTCGCCCGAAGGTTTTTCAATCTTTGGGAAAACCGAATCCGACGACTGGGGTCATTAAGTACGTCCCTATGAATCGCTTTCGAGTGCTCACCCGTAAGGGTGTGCTCCCGTTGGCGGGCCAGTCTCCTGTATCAGCTATGACCGACACTATTATGTCGGTCCCGGCTGGTTCGGATTCTGCGGATGCCCCTAATTTGCGTGCAATGCTTTCGTTGCACTTTGGTGCGCTTAGCCAGCAGTCTGCTGGTGTCGGCGATACCATTGTTTCCGGGATTATGTAGCTCCGGAAACGCTTGTCCTCTTATATGCGATTCGTTGCATATTCGAGTTGATAGGAGCATTTCAATGGAACGTTTCTTTGGGTGGATACTATGCATAATCGTGCTAGCAATCTTACTCGTCTTCTTGAGTCCGATCTTATCTCATCAGGTTGGGATCCGTGCTTCATTGGTCCCAGAAAGCCAGGTGCAGAGCGCCATCAAGCACTTCTCTCGAGCCTTAGTCGGTCTCTTCTAAAGAAATATACATATGAAGATTCCGGCAAAGACGAAGATAGAAATGCTAAGGCCCTCGACCTCTTTCTTCAAAAGAATGAAGAATGTAGGCTCTGGAGTTTGGAAGTTCCTGATGACAAGGTTGTTCAGGAGGCTGTCGGGGAAGTAATTGCATTACTCGACAAATTCTGCCATCCTGAAGGTGGAAGGGGAATACTTTTGACCTTCAATTCAATTCGTGAAGGTCTTGGCGTTGGAGCTGGAGCCAACATTGGACATTCTAATGTTGATTTCTATTCCAAAGTCACGTGTTCTCCTCTCACTACTACCTCGATCGAACTGGCGCAGTTATTTCGCCTTGCTATATCTGACGACCCAATTTGGAAAGCTGCTGAATTCCGCAGAGATCTAGTTATGGGTACCAGGATAGCGTCAGGAAGCGTTTTAACTTTCGTACCTAAGACCGAAAAGATCTCGCGTACGATATGTACCGAGCCCCTTTGCAACATGCTTTGGCAAAAGGGAATTGAACGTGTACTTAATCGGCGGCTTCGCCAAGTTTTTGGAATAGACTTGACGGTTCAGCCGGATAAGAATCGCGCTCTCGCTCGGATTGGTAGTAGAGACGATAGCTTCGCAACTATCGATCTTTCCTCTGCTTCCGATCTTAACTCTATAGGCATGGTTCGCAAGCTTTTCCCACCATCATTTTACCGATGGTTAGAATTAGCGCGCTCCCCATGTGTCGTCTTACCAGACGGCGAAGTTATAGAGTTACATATGGTATCGTCTATGGGAAATGCTTTTACGTTTCCCCTCCAGACTATACTCTTCGCGAGTATTGTCAACGCGGCCTATAAGATGTTAGGTATTAAACCTATTCATCCTAGAGGGACGTCACTAGGCAATTACGCCGTGTTCGGAGATGATATAATCGTAGAGAAACAGGCTTATCGCCTCGTTCTCCAACTTTTAGAGATCTTCGGACACACAGTGAACATTGACAAGTCCTTTTGTGAAGGACCTTTTCGCGAGTCGTGTGGCACAGATTGGTATCTGGGTCACGACGTCCGTGGCGTTTATATTAAACGCCTTGATGACGATAACGACTTTTACTCGTCAATCAACAGACTCAACATCTGGTCAGCACGTCATTGGGTTCCTTTGCCCTTAACCATCAGATATCTTTATCTCGAATGCTCGAAACGTTTACACGTTCCCATGCACGAGGTAGAAACGTCTGGTATCAAGGTGCCTAGGTTCCTATATGATGCCGCGCTGGGTAACCATAAACACTTTGGCACAAAATATCGTGCTTCGGTAATTGTCGGTTACAAGGTTAAACTTACAGATGAAGAGTCCTTTGCCGCCCTTATTACAAATTATCGTACTAAAGGTGGACGGCATGCCAACCCAAAGGGATCGTACCTTGCGAAAGCTTGGTATAACCCCGATGGACACATGCTGGCAGCTTTGGCGGGTAAGCTTAGGGACGGTCACTTCTTTATTCGAGAATTTCGAAGAAGGACCGTCGTTAAGGTCAGACATAGTTCTTGTTGGGACTATGTTGGGCCTGACTCCTCCGTGAGGAGGTTAGATAGCGATCTTCATGTCGCTATCTGGCAGAATCTTGGTGAACTTCTGCCGTATTCAGCGGAGTAATACTCCGCTTCCCCGG